AACACATTGAAACAAAATATAAACCATATACCAGTATTATATTAGATAATAATTATGAATCAATTATTATTGATTTTAGAGCATATCATCAAGATTGTAAAATTCGAGAACTTGAAAATAAAAATCGAGAATAAAAAATTAAATTCAATTGTCTGATTATTTAATTAATATTGAAGAAGAAATAATGACACATCAACCAATGGAAATCGTAATGTGTTTAAATGATGAATATCATGAATTCCCTAAGCTTGAATCATATAAGCTTTATGATTATTCAATTGACTATAGAACAAATCCAGAATTAATTAAAATTGTTAAGGATAAAATAGATAAAGGTGAATCTAAAAATTTACGTATATATCCAATTGATCCACGCTTTGCGAATCATCTTGATCTTATTGAGATAGAGTATGGCTACTATAATGAACTTATTTAATGAACTTATTTATTACAACGAGAAAGCATTAACAGCCCGAAATGAGATTTCGCGTTTATCTCAGAAATTGAATGATATAAAAAAGAAATTGAATGATATCAAAAAGATTTTACGGAAGTAAACAATTTTTTAGTTTAATTTAGTTGGTTATCTCCTTTAAAAAATTGATTTTTTATTTTTATTATATTAGTATTATTAGTATTATTTGTATTATTTGTATTATTTGTATTATTTGTATTATTAAACATAAATGACAACAACTGAAAAAGATATTATTCATTTGAATAATGAAATTCTAATAATCGATAGAGATATTAAAAGATATGAAAATAAACTACTCACAACAACACCAGAAGATTGTAAAAAGTATGAAAGACGTATTAAAAAGTTGAAACGATTGAAAGAAAAGAATAATGACTGTTTGGAAACTCTCAAGATGATTTATAAGAAAACTGAATTTGACTTGTTTTAGGTAATTATCTTCTTTAAAAAATTGATTTTTTATTGTTATTATATTTATATTATTTGTATTATCTTTATTATTAAATAAATGACAGCAACTGAAGAAGATATTGATGATTTGTACGAACAAATTTACATAATAGATAGAGATATAAAAAGATATGAGAATGAAATACTCACAACAACACCAGAAGATTGTAAAAAGCATGAAATGTGTATTAAAAATTTGAAATGTTTGAACAAAAGTCGTAATGACTATATAAAAATTATTGAGATGATTTATAAGAAAACTGAATTTGGCTCGTTTTAGGTTATTATCTAATATAAAATTTTCATATCTATTGATTTATTTTCTTTTTAAATGTATATTTATAATTCGAAGTTTCTTCGTTTCTCTCATCGTTTTCACACGATGGCGACGTTTCAGGATCTCATGGAGGAAATCCAACGTCTCAAGGAGAAGAACAAGAAACTCGAGGAGGAGAAGGAGGAACTCGAGGCTCAAAATCGCTCTTGGATACGTCAGATCTCAGGCGAGCGGATCGCCCATCAGGGTGAGCAGGAAAAAACCGAACAAGCCCTTGAGGACTTGAGGCTTTCCATAATGTCTCACGAGGAGCGGGAGGTCTATCGCCAACGCCAACAAGCTCAAATTGATGAGTTCCGTGAGGAACTCTCGCAACTTGGTGCGAAGCTTGGATTTTAGCTCCAACCCAAATCAATTAATATTTTTTTTACAATGAATGATACTTTTTAGATACATATATAATAAAAAAATTGATTGATTTTCTTTTATATGTATTAATATTACTTTAGGACTCTAATGACATTGTCTTTTTTTGTGATAAACAATGGACAATCAGATTGTTTCGGAATCTACTCGTGAATGGTATCTACGGGTAATTGAAAATTTGGAATCACAACTTAGTAGTTTAGAATCTGAACTTCGTAGAGTGAGAGAACATTTTTCAGAAGAAATTGAAATACACAAATCTAGAATTAGGGTACTAGAACAATATATAGCGGATGATGCGAGATGGTTTAATATGTATCGAGCATTAGATACATATGTTAAAAATCTACATGGGAATACTGTAATTCTCAATTATGAAAAAAATGAAAATGGAGTTTTAACGGTATCTGTTGAGCAATTCCAACGTGATGAATGGTGATTAGCAGTTTTAGATACATATATAAACAATATAATGTGTGAAAGGTATCAACACAAAAAAATTGATTTTTTTTATAAATAACAAATAGAAGATAACAAATAGAAGATAACAAATAGAAGATAACAAATAGAAGATAACAAATAGAAGATAAAAAATAAAAGATAAAAAATGATATTAATACCAACAATTTTTGTAATTTTTACTCAATTTTATGTTCCCAATATGAATCACACGGGTGATTACATAACAACTATACATGGTTTATGGATTGAATATAATAATAATACTTATCCGGAATATTGTAATAAATCGATACCGTTTAATGTTTCAGATTTACAAGATTTAGTACCACAATTGGATGTCGCATGGGTTTCGTATGAAGGTAATAATACGGCTTTTTGGGAACATGAATTTGAGAAACATGGAACGTGTTTTCCAACTCCAGATATTTATCATTTCTTTGATTTAGGTTTAACATTGTGGTATTCATATGATACAACAGATTTATTTAAGGAATCCGGATTAAAAATTGGAGAAAATAATACATATAATAATGTTTCGAAGGCATTAAATAATGCGATTCTTCAATGTAATAAGGGAGGAAATAAACTGGAACAAATATGGTATTGTATGGATTTAGATTCACAACCATTTTTATGTCCAAGTTGGCTTAATAATACATGTCCTGATGTAGTTCAACTATGATTTATTGGAAATACCATGTGGAAATGATATTATACCGCGTAATAAATCAAATAACCAATGATTTTCATGTTGTTTATTTATTCCAAAAGGGTATTTTTCGGGACTAATATATTCCGGATTATTCATTCCAGAAGCGTTTAATTGATAATACTTATTTCCTAGACATATTTTATTATTTACGACTCCTTTCCATGGTTGTTGGTCTTTTGGATCTAATAATTTTGATTCCAATAATTCTTTACCAATTTTACTTTCTTTTAATTTTTCTTCGGTTTTTTTATTGAGTTCAATTCCTGTATCATCCCACCAATCACCTTGTTGATAACATGGATAACTAATATTTTTCATGTGTTGATTTTTATCAATATAATTTTTATTAATATGAACATTTTTATAAGTATCATATTCTAATGTTGATGTTGTTCTACCAATTGGAGTTTTACTTGGCTTACTAGTATGGTCTTCAGAACTCAAAATAAATCGTGCGTCATCATCAGCACTATCTAAATATGGGTCTAGAATTTGATTAGGGTTAGAATTATCAATTTTGGCATTACTGATATTAATTGTATTAACACGTATCCGTTTTTTATTATCGAAAATTGTTAAATCAATAATAAATCGTCGTGTTGAATCTGTTTCAACTTGATGATTAATTTGATATGTGAATAAATCAATTACCATATGACGATTTCCTTCAGAATCGATATCTTCAACGATATTATCAAATTTATCTAGAATAAAATTATTTTGAGATTGTAGATTTATGTTTTGAAGAATTTTGTTAACCATTTGATAGGTGCTATTATTTGTATCCATATCAATGATCCATGGACTATTAATAATTTGAAACCCTCGATATTTACGTCTAGTTGAAAGGAAATATTCATATTTTTGACTAATTGAACTAATTGCGAGAATAATAAATAATAACATAATAACAATTAAAAAATTTTGATTCATTATTTAAAATAAAATAGAGTTTTGATATTATTTTATTATAAGAAAATTGATGTAGAATAATTATTATTAAAAATAGTATTTCAGATAGTATTTAAGATTGTATTTAAAATCATAATTTATGAATATTGAAAAAATAATTTTAGATTTCAACAATATATCAATTGGTTTAAATGATAATTCAATGTTAAATAATTTAATATCTAATTTTAATCAGATGACAATTAACGGAAACATCAAAGAAGAAAAGAAATATATTCAAATGATATTTTTTAGTCTTGAACCATGTTTTGGTAAGCCACAAAATGATTACGGATTTTATCAAACACATTATGATAAAGATATGGTTTTAGTTCAAGCTAATTTATATATTTTAAAGGATGGAACATATCCATTAATCGAGACAAAATCATTTGATGAAGACTATGTAAAAAAACGTGTTATATTATATTTAAATACAAATAAAGAGTGTAAGCAAATACCTAAAAAAATAATTCCCATATTTACAAATGAAAAACAGATGCTTGTTTTAGTATGGATGCCTTCATTTAATAATAGTAATAATAGAAATAATAAAGAAAAATATAATAAAAGTAAATTAAGAAAAAGTCAGACAATTACAATAATATGTAATATAAAGCGAAGTGTTTCACCACATCCTCAGAATTGGTTTAATCAAATTATATATGATAATTTTAATTTTAATACTTTTGTGAATGAGAATAATATAAATTTAATACAAATTATTGATTTTATTCTAAAATATATAATACCACAAAATTATCCAGAACTAACAGATTACATAGTTGATATTCCATATGTATTTGAAACTTTTAGAACTAGAAAATTTAATTTAGATACGTTTAATTATTTATTATGTTGATAGTGAAGCTTCAAATTCTTCTAAATCAGAGCTATCACCATCACTAGCAAAATCTGAAAACAGTGGAGATTGTGAATCCTCTCTATTTTGATTTGGAATATCAAAATCATTTGGATTATAAATTAAAGTATTTCTATCATAATCACTTTTAGAAGAGTTATCTAAAAGTGTGCTTCCCAATTCTTCTAAAAAATCATCATTTGAATTATTTTGATTTGGATTATTTTGATTTGGATTATTTTGATTTGTATTATTTTGATTTGGATTATTTTGATTTGGATTGTTTTGATTATCATTTGAATTGGAAGTATTATTTAAAGATAATTTGCTTTTAAGATCACCTAATAAAGATTTAATGGATATATCATTATCATCAGTAGATTCAAGTTGATGTTCGATATAATATGATATGTAAATAATTGATAAGGCATCAATTAATAAGACAAACCAGAAATAAAATCGTAAAGATTGATGGAATGTGTTATTTGATGAATTTAGATAAGCATGTATGATTAGATATAATATTGAACCATATAAAAATGTTGTTAAATATCGTTTTGAATGTTCTTGATAATTTCCAAGTGCGGAATTATAAATTAAATAGTAAAACATTATTTTTTATTCTAGACATCCTAAAATTTCGTTAGAGTATTGACGCAAAATTTAAATAAAAACCAATTTCAATATAGAATATATTTAATATATAAAATTGATTTGAATTAAAAGTAATAAATTATTAATAAATAGAAATGGATTCTTTTATAAATGAAACAGAAGATGGAAAAAATTATTTAATTGAAGATATTTTAGCTGATGGAGCTTGTTTTTATCGAGCTTTTGGAAATTCCTTAGTATTTTTATCTAAAATAAGTAAAATTAAAGATTTAACTAAACTAAAAGAAGATGAATTATATAATATTGAATGGGATATTAATAATGAAAAAAACATTGATGATTTTATAAATAAAATGTCATTTGGTAATGGATTAAAAGCACAAACATTTCTAGCGAAATATATTCAATTAATTGCGAAAAATTGGATTGTTAAACATTATTTAGATAAAATGGATTCTGGTGAAACTATTGGAGAATGTCTTAGAATGACACATACAATTTTAAATAACCCAGAGTTAAAAACTATTGAAAATGTTATAGAATATTATAATTTATGGTATGATCATTTTTCAGGTGATGTAATTTCATACAATGTTAATGGAATAGAACGTATATTATATAATCGTTGGGCTTCAACAATAGAACAATATGCTTTAAGTAAATTATTTCAAATTCCGATATTTATATATATTGACCAACGTTATGATGAAAAAAAAGATAAAATTGTAAGTGGATCCATTAATTTTTCTAAAGGGCAAACAATAGGTTCAACAAGATTTCGATTAATTTCTGTAATTGGACAAGAATATGTATCTGAATTTAAACCCAAAATTAAATTATTATATCGTGTTGATAATAAAAAAGTTGGTCATCATCATTATATGGTTTTGTATTCTAAAAATACAAAATAAATATAATTATATTCTAGAAATACAAAATAAATATAATTATATTCTAGAAATACAAAA